TGTGGATAGAACTCAAATACCAAAACATTTAAGACATCTATCAGATAGAAGATTAAAAGCATTACAGGAACTTTTTAAAGGGAGGTTTACATGGATGAACAGATAGAAAGTTGGCAAAGTAGAATTAGAGATGTAGCACCAGTAATGCAAACTGCTGAATACGAACTGTTGAAAGCAGAAGCAGATGTTAAAAGAGTAGTAGCCTTATGTAAGGCTGTTGCTCTTTCTGAAGGCATTAAGACTGCAAGTGGACAAGATAACTATGCTGAAAATCAAGAAGAAGTATATAAGTCTAGGTTGGCTGTTGCAGTTGCCAAAGGTCAGTTGAGTGCTGTTAAAGTTGAATTAAGATCATTAGAGGTTGGCTTTGAAGAATGGCGAACTAAGATGGTCAATGCAAGAGAAGAAAGAAAGAGGTATGGAGCGTGAGTATAAGTAAGAATAAGGCATTTCATAAATGGTTAGGGACTTGTCCTTTTAGGATAAGTAAAATGGACTTTCAAGATTATGGTTTAACTTCTGTGACCTTTATATGGGATGATGTAGATGATTGGTCTAATAAGAATATTGCAGATACAGTAGAAGAAGTAGAAAAGCTAGAGGATAAATATCTATCTATAGATAGACACAATGAGGATTACTTTGTTAGAGAGAATTAAGAAATACAACAAGATAATAAAGGAAAGATTAGAAAAAAAAGTTGATAGGTGTGTTGAGAAATCATTGCAAAAACAAGAGGATAGAATGACAAACCATGACAAAGGGAAGTAGACAAAGACCATACGATAGAGATAGCTTTAATGAAAACTTTGATAGGATATTTAAAGATAAGAAGAAACCTATAAGAACTTATTGTCAGAAGTGTGGCAAAGATGTAGCGATAGAAGATATCAATAATCACAAATGTCAATAAAGGGTAGAAATCCGACAAAAGAAGAAGCTGAACACATGGACAAGGTAAGCGAGTTAGGTTGCATTGTCTGTAGGAATATGGGTTTAGGTATAGTTCCTGCTGAAATACACCACATAGAAGGCAAGACAAAGGATAATGCACACTTTAAAGTATTACCCTTATGTTTTGGGCATCATAGAGAAGGTGGTAGGTTTGAGCCAATGATTAGCAGACATCCATACAAAAGAAGATTTGAGAGTGCTTATGGCACAGAAGAAAAGTTATTAGAGCAAGTTAATAATATGTTAAAGAATGAAGATTGATTTACCTTTAGAGGTTTACTACACAAAGAATAAGAAGTTTATCTTGAACTTGAATAACTATCGCAACGCACATTATAGGGTGTTAGCTAGTGCCAAAAAGATTTATGCAGAAAATTTAGTTGATAGGATTAGCCATCCTATGTATGAGGAGCCTGTGGTTTTGACCTATACATACTACGCTAAAACCAAGAGAAGGTTAGATGTTAGTAATCCTTGCTCTATTATTGATAAGTTTACTTGTGATGCATTAGTTAAAGCGAATGTGTTAGAGGATGATAGTTTTAAACAGATCAAAGAAGTGATCTATAAATTTGGTGGGATTGATAAAGACAATCCTAGATGTGAATTGGTAATCGCAGCCGTTAGCTGCAGCATAAAATAATATTTACCAGTCTATTGTAATCGGGGGAGAAAATGCTAGTTGATATACTGCAAGAAAAGTTAGATAAAAGAAAAAGGAAGTGGTGGGAATGGCACAAAAAAAATCCACAGGTTTGGGATAAGTTTGAGGAATACACATTAGAGGCTATCCATAGTGGGAGAAAAAAATACTCACAATGGGCGATCATAAATCGTATCCGTTGGCACAATGAGATAGAAACAAAGGGTGGTGAGTTTAAGATTAGTAATGATCACATAGGTTTCTATGCAAGACTATTCCAAGCAAGGCATCCACAACACAAAGACTTCTTTACACTAAAACCATTGAAAGAAGAAAAAGATATAGCTATGTTAAAGGTTAAGGCTTAGAACAGGTATATTAGCTCTCTTTCTTAGTTCTGGCACCATAGCTAGTCTCATATCTCTCTCTAGCTCTAGTTCACGAAGCATATCTGACTTAACTGATACAGATATGTTCTCATCTCTCATCAGTCTATCTCTACGCTTTCTCCAGTTGTCTAAGTATCTCTCAATCGCTCTTACTTGACCTTTGACATTCAACACGCCTTGCATATTGCTTCTGTAAGCTGATAGCTCATCAAATCGTTGTTGTTTCTGTAGCGAGTTGATAGTTGCTACTGCCCTGTCAACCTCACCTCTAAGCTCATAGAATTGTTGCTGATAGCCACCAGACTTATCTAAATCAAGTAATAGTCTATTAATGACTGGTAGTTTATTTAATTCAAAGTTAGAAGGTAGTAGAGGACTTCCTGTAGCTCCTCTAGTGATAGTATCTACAACAGCTAATACATATCCACCAAGAGTTCCTGTATAACCTCTCATAATGTGTTCTATCTTTGCAGGTGAAACATTAAGAAACTCACCCATAATTCTTGCAAATTCATTGGTAGTTGCCCTTGCTTGTAGTGCAGGTTCTTTTTGTTGTTGATAGTAAGGCACAATTTCTGTATCAGTAAAACTATTTCTGTTAGCTCTAACTTCAGCTATTGGTTTAATTAGTTGTAAACCAGCACCTGGCTGGAAAAATGGAATATTTGCTGAAGTGCCTAATTGTCTAGTTATAGAGGTTAATGCTTCATCAGCAGATTTTCTTGTAAAAGCATCATCTCCTAAGGTCATATCAAACACTCTTTCAGGTATAGCTTTAAACAACATACCTACCTCAAATGGAATAGGTATCTTAACTGCATTTCCACTACCTATAGGTATTACCCAGTTATCATCTCTTACTTCTCGTTTAAGATTTTTGTATTCATCTGTATCATGCACCATCAAGTAATACAATAGTGTTAAACCAGACAACAAACCGCCATTCAATAATGCTCTCCTCATTATCCTTGATTGAACATCTTTAAGTGTTTCACCCTCACCAAGTTTTTCTACAGAAGAATATTGACCAGTAAATCCTCTATACAGAACATCAAGACCTTGGATTCTTGCATTTAAGAATGGTATGGCTGCAGTAACTATTCTGAAATTAGTGTCTAAACCACGCCTTCCAAAATTTATTATTTCTAATCCCTGGAACGCTGCTTCGGACTGAGCTTGTGCTTCTGTATAACCTTCATTCTTTAGTTTCTTATATACAGCATCATATACTGCCATACGAGTTGCACCATCAGATTTAGTGGTAAGTGCTCCAAGACCATCCCATAATTTAAAGAAAGCTCCAGATGCTGACATACCATTATTTGGTGTCAGTCCTTTTTGTCTCATCGTTCTAGTAATAAATTGTTTTACACTACCTTCATCATTAGCAAAATCATAACCACCAAGTACGCCAAACTTTTCTAAGTTTTCCATCTCACCAAACATATTTTTTACTGAATCAACAAATGGTGTATATGGAGCACCACTTGTTACAGCAGAAGATAAGGTATCTCTTAATATGTTTACAACAACAAATCCAGGGTCTCTAGTAACAGTATCTCTTAGTAATCCTGCAGGCATTGCTAGTGCTTGTGCTATTGGTCCTACACTTGTGCCACCGATAGCTTGTATGCCATGAAATAAATTAACATCATCTAACTGATAATATTGTTTTATACCATCTTCAAAAACAAATATAGTATTTAATCTACCTGCTTGTTTAGCACTTACTTTTCTAGCTTCACCTATTGATTGTAGGTCTCTTAATAGTTTGGCAGTACCATCATTCTTAAGTGCTGCTGTAAGAATAGATAATGAGTTTCTTGATATAGCTTCTATTGGGTCTGCATCAATAGGTTTTTCTGATCCAGTAATTTTTATACTTAATGGGTTATTAGGTAATGATCCACCTGCTATTCTTGGTCCCTGTATATCTGCATCATCTATCATTTGTTTATAGAAAGGATAATATGATGAGTGCGTTCTCCACATTTGAGCTTGTTCAGGGTCTAATAAACCTTTATTTTCTGCAAACTCTATCAGTCTGTTATTCCATCGTTGATAGTTGTTATAGACCTCTACTACTTCTGGATGTTGCTGTTCTATTTGTTCTATAAGAGCAAAATCTTCAGGTCTTACTGGTGTATCTATTTCTTTACCAGTTTCATCAAATGTCTTTGCTCTTTTTAAAGTAGCATATAACTTAAATACTTGTTCTAAATTAACATCAGGATTTCCATATAATGGTGCTAATATTTGTACTAAACCACCTGTTTCTCCATTTTCTAACTCTAAGTCTTTTATATTTGCTAAAGCTGCTTGACCATCTATAACATCAGTTACATAACCTCTAGTAAGAAGTCCTGCAAATAAACCTCTAGCTCTATCTGCTAGTCTTAAAGCAGCCATAGTAGCTGTATCAGCAGTATTATTTGCAAGTCTTACATCCTCATTATCTTCTTTTGCTTGCATTATTTTCTTTTCTACTGCATCTAATTTATCTACAAAATTTGTTCTAAAGTTTTTAAATACATTACTAATAGATGTAACTGGGTCTTTTACTGCTTCAATAGTTCTAGCACCCCAAGACACATCTGGTCTATGTTCACCACCTAATCTTTCTGCTGCTTCTGCAATATTAGGGTCTATATTATCAAGTGTGGGTCTTGAGAACTTAGGTATATCATCTGGTGCTGTAGCAGATAGGTCTTTATTAAAGTCTATAGCAGCCTTTAAGGCTGTATCTGAGGCGTTTAAATTGTAATAAGGTATTGAACCCCTAGGTGTTTGTTTAACTGTTTCTTCGGCTTCTGCTAGAGCTTCTCTTAATTGTATATTTTCTTGTGAGTTTGTGCCTGTATCATCTCTCCTTTTTCTACTAAACAATGGCACATCTGTTATCAAAGCAACTTTTCTGTTTTCTAATTCTGGAGAATATTGATATGTTGGTTTTATACCACGAAGATCAGCAAGAACTTCTGCTTCTTGTATATATCTATCATAGTTATACATTTCATCTTCAAGTAAATCTTCTTGACTTTCTGTACGATTAGGCTCACTACCTGGATATAAAAAGTCTCTAAACTCTTTTTCAAATTCAATTTCTAATCTATCTATTTCTTTTTCTAGTTCTTCACGACTTATATCAGATTCAGTTGCTTCAAGCTCACGCTTTAAATCTTCAATTCGATAATAACTTTCATCAAATTCTTCTTGTAATTGTTCCAAATCATCTCTTTTATAAATGCCTGAACCAGCATATCCATCTTCAAGAATATCAATATAATCTGGTCTCATTGCTTTTAATAACATAGGTATATAACCTTTTACTTTGCTCATAGGAACTTCATATCTAAGTATTTCAGGATTCCATGCTTCACCCCTTCTTTGTGATCTGTTAAATAAATTACGACCTATCGCTAATGCTTCTCTACTATTTAATGTTGTGCTTGCAAATAAATCTTCTGGAAGCTGTCCATAGTTTTTAATTTTCTCACCTTCAGGAATATTTAAAGCTCTAAATAAAACTAAGTTACCTTTTTTATTTGTAAATTTTTCTAAGAATTTTTTACTAGCTTTTAATAAAGGTCTATTATTTCTACCTTTAAATGCTTCAACTATAGCCATTTTAAGTGGTGGAGGATTATCTCTGTTACCACCATCCTCTCTACTCGTTTTTAACTGATCTAATATTGAAAAAGTATCAAAACGATTTCTACTTGCCCAATCAAAAGGAACTTCACTATCATCAGGTACTAAATTAGTTCTACTAAATAAAGGTAACTGTCCTGTGCCAGTTCGTAATTCTTCTAATCTTCTTTCTGTTTTAGCAACAACAGCTTCTGCATTATAACGCCTTCTTTCAAGAGTAATTTTTTCATCAGGTCTTAATACATCTTGGAATAATTCTCTTTCTGTTTTATAAACTAAATTACTATAATAGCTAAGACTATCTTCTAATAATTCTTGGGAGGCAACATTTATTTCTTCTTGTGTTGTTGGAAATCTACTTTGTGCTCTACTAAAGGTAGGTATATCCTCTACAGCTTTTATTCTTGGGAAATATCCCCATCTTGCCCAGCCATTATTACCATCCCAACGAACATCTCCTGCTCTTAATTTAAAAGTATGCACCTTTGATGGAGTTCTTTCAGGCATACCAAATATATCCATAATTCCATCCATTTGGTTATATAGTTTTTCTTGTTGTAAATCTATTGCACCTGTTTTATCTATTTGTTCTTGCCTTCTTCTAGCTCTATCTGCTTCTCTAATTTCTTCTCTTGTAACTTTAGAATCTTCTACAAGAGCTTCAGCTTCACTTAAGAATGGAGTTATTAAATCTCCCTCTCTTAAATCTCTTTGTGGTGCAGCTTGATACATAGTTATTTCTGCATTTGGATTGCCTTTAATTTCTTGTAATTTTCTTAAAAAATCAACTTCTTCTGCTAAACCAAGAAGCATATTTTGATAGTCAGGATTTTCTTTTATTATTTTTAATCCTTCTTCTCTTGTTGGTGCTGAATCTATAATACGATTTATTGTTGCAAGATTTCCTCTTTGTGTACTAAAATCTTGTAGTCTATCGTAATCTACATTCACACCAAAAGTAGAATAACCTTCAGGAGTAAATTCTTCTTGACTAGGTTTTACATTTAAGTCATGTGCAGGTGGACCATATTGTGCAGGTACACCATCAGCTACATGACCAGATGATTCATCTCTTGGTGGTCTACTAAATAAAGGCACATCTCTAACATCTCTTGTATCAAGATTAATGCCAGTTGTTTGTAAGTCTAATACTGTAGAAGCATTTTTTAAAAATGCAGATAATTCTGTATTAAGTTTTGCAGGTACAGCTAATAATTTTCTAATTGTTTCTACAAATTTATTCCATAAATTACCAGTAGCATCTTTACCAAATGGTATAGATTCAAGCATTTCTTGAAACTCTCTATTAGTTAAACCGAATGTTAATAGTTCTGAAACATCACCTCTTTTTTGAGATTGATCGCTATATAACTGATATTTAATGCGATAGTTTTCAAAATTTCTTTTTCTAGCTTTTCTTAAACCAGTTTCTGTTCTAGTAATAATTCCATCACTATATTCTCGTATATATATATCTGCTATTTCTTTTTCTATTGCAGGAGCTTTAGCATAATTCTCTTTATATATTTCTAAGTTTGTCTGATCACCAGTGCTGACATCTTGAAGTATTTTATCTGATAAATCTTCATAGAATCTCATCTTACTTCTGTAATGATTTTTAATTCTATTAGCTTGACTTCTTAATTCTTTTTGTGCTTCCAATGCTTTAGAGCCACCATCAGGAGATAATTTAGCTAATATACTTGGACTACCTGATGCAGCATAAATTTGAGCTAAGGTAGCTTGATGTATGCTTTCATGTAATATAGTTTCAAAATTTACACCATTTTTTAATTTCCAATCTTTATAAGCTTGATCACTAGCTAATGGAATTAAACTATATCCTTTACCATCATCATTTAACGACATAGAATAAGTAAAAGGTTGACCAAATTTATCTTCTTTACCTCTAGGATTAATTTGACCTCTAATACGCCCTGTTAAACCATTTGTATCTCCTACTTTAAAATTTAAAGGAAATGATCTACCTTGTTTTTTTAATGCTAATAAAGATTTATGAACTTTTTGTGCAATAATTTTATAATCTTGACTTGGTGAATTATCTATTAACCATTTCATCATTTTTACAGAATCATTATTACCTTTAATAGTTTTAGTTACATTACCATCTTTATCAAAAACATCTTTATCTAATATTTTTGCATCTTGTAAACCTTTAATTATTTTTTCTCTTTCAGAATTATATTGTGCATTAGATAATGTACGAGAATTATAAATAGTTGTAGGTGTCGTAGGAGGCGTTGTAGGACCTGTTGGTGCAGGTGGCACAGGTGGTGCTGGTTTGGGTTTTGGTATAGTTATAGGTCTCATACCTCTAGGTCTTAGAGTTTGTCTTATCTCATCACCAGGAATTGGCTCTGGTGCTCTTATAACTTCATCTCGTTCTTCTGTTGTAAGAAAACTAGCAGGAATACGACCTGCATCTACAAGTCTTGTAGTTCGCACAACTCCTCTCTCTCTTGCACCAACTCTGCCAGATTCTATATTATTAAATATTTCTGTAGCACTCTTGTAGCCTGAGCTACGCATTGCTTGTCCTGCAGTTTTAAAGAACTGTATTATCTTATTAAAGATGCCATCTACTTTAGGTGGAGTATTAACTAGTAAATCTTTATTTCTAAACAGTTCTGCTATAGCTTCTTCTACAATCAAATCCTCTTGTATTGCAGCACTTCTGCCTTGTCTTTCTCTTTTAGTTCTTTCTACAGCTTCATTGTAAAAAGTCCTATTTTTTGGATCATTAGGAAATTTAGTTGTCTTAGTCATCTTAGTTAGATAACTATATTCAGATTTGTTAATTAAATCTTTTGCCCTAAAAGCATGGATCATTTCATGGTCTAATACTTTTTTAAGTCTTTCTTCTATTTCTACTTCTGTAGCACCACCATCAGGATTAACTGCATTTAAAGATAAAAATATAGTATCTGTATTTTTATCATATTGTCCTTCTACTGATCCCCTAATTCCTCTTGGATCAAATTTTATTTCTCCATCTACTCTCCTTAATGTGGTGGTAGAAAGTATGTCATCACTTACAACAATACCAGTTTCTCTTAAACCTACAGCGTTTAATCTTTTTCTAAACTCTTTTGCAAACTTATTAACCTTACCTTCTTGCAAAGTCTCAGCATAGTTAATAGTCTTAGGTTCTATTTCTACAGGTGGTAATAGTCTTTCTTGTTTTGTTCTTTCTTGTTCTACTAATTCTGCAATAGATTCTGCAGGTAATTTGCCTTCTGCAGTAAGTCTTGCACCAAATTCTTCTGGTGTTTCATTAAACCCTTCTGCTTTTCTAGCTATATCAAACTCAAAGTTATCTCTAATCTTATAGTTATTAGTGCCTTCTATTTGTTCAGCTCTGCCACTATAAATTAAATCATCTATAAATTGTTTTGTAGCAACCTCATTTTTTCTAATAGAATCTGGTCCAACTTTTAATAAAGTATTTTTATCAAAAATAATATTGTTGCTTTTTGCATTGGCAACAAAATCTGCCATCTCTTGTGCAGTATAGTTTCTTGGTCTAAAGTCTGGAAAAGTTGTTCTTGAATTGAACTTTGGAAGTGCATGAAGTTTAGCCAAAAATAGTTCTTTCTGACCTTTCTTCATCTTATTGAACTCAGGAGTACCTGTGTATTTTTCTGCTGCATATTGAACAGCAGGTGATTGAAAGTTTAAATCTATATTTTTAGATGCAGCTATTTCTTTTACATATTTAGCTGATATATCTATTGTATCTTTATCTGCAATAATAGAAGGCTCACCTTTTTTCTCAGAAGCTTTAAATACTCCTTGTGCATATGCAGATGTAAATTCATTAAATTGTTTTGCAGTTAATAATTGTTTAGCTTCTGCCATAGATAATCTAGGATAACTACGAGAAGTTTTGCCTGGATTTTGTGCAACAAAACTATTTACTAAACCTCTAAGAGTTACCTCTTGTTTAGAATTTTTAGGCACACTATTAATTAACTGTGAAATAGTTACATCACTAGCTCTACTATCTTCTAAGCTTTGTCCTATCTCATAAGCAGTAGAACTATTAATTAATCCTAAGTTATAAGTGTCATTATCTAATTTTGATTTTAATTTTTTATTGTTAAAGTCTTGCGTTATTTTATCTCTAACTTTAATAGCATCTATTTCTTTATCTTTTATATCAATTTGTACAGGAGCTTCAGGATTGCTAATATCAACAACAGCAAATTGTTCTTGTGGCGTGACTATAACTTCTACAGATGGTTCTGCTCCTAGTTCTTCAGGTGCTATTATTTGTGGAACTGTAACAGATGGTATGTCTTGCATTTCTTCAAGCACACCTTGTTCAACAGCTTGATCTTGTTTCTTCTGAAGTATTAATCTTTGTTTATTTTCTTCAGACCTTAACTCATCTTCTTCTAATTGTTTTCTTCTTGCAGACTGTTTACCAGCCATGCTAGTAACAACTAAATCAGCAGCAGAACCAATAATGCCACCAATAGTAAATTCTTCAAACATACTATCAGCCATAGGTAAATCTTCACTATAAAGACCTCTAGCTGTTAAATCTTGTAATATACTTGCAGCTACCTCTTGTCCACCCTCAAATGCACCAGATTGTAAAGCAGATACTAATCTTTCTTTTGTATTTTTAGGAGCAGATTTAGAAACTTTGCCTAATATACTTGCTACAGGTAATACTTCAGTTATACCTATAAGACCACCAAATAGTTCAGCAGTAGTCTCAGTAAGACCACTTACATCTTCACCCATCTCTCTAGCCATCTGCAGTCTATCGCCTTGTGCTGCTATACCTGTTGGTATTGCTAAAGCTGTCGGTGCTGTAAATGTTGGTGATAGAAAGCCTTTAGCTGCTCCTGGTGCCTTTGCTAGAGCTCTACCTACCATACCTGCACCTAAGAAAGGAACAAACGATCCTACGCCTTCTCCTAGTTTTGTAGAAAATTTATCAGCATATCGTGGGTCTGCTGCTAATACAGAATCTTGTCTTAGTCTATCTTGTAAACCTTCAAGACCTTTATATAAGTTACTATCGTTGCCAATATCAAATAAACCAACAATACCTGTAGGCACATCTAAAGCTAAACTAGCAATACCTCTAGGTATCGCTTTACCAAACTCTTTTGCTTGCTCTAGTGCTGATGTTTGATTTATATCTATTCCATATTCATCTTTTATAACTTCAGCTAATTTTAATCTTGTTTCAGCATCTAAATTATCTGGAATTTGTATTTTTTTCCCACCACCAATATCATATTCAGTCATAATTTATACTACTTTAGTTAAACCTAATAATTCATCTTTTTCACTTTTTTGATCAGCTGTTATTCCCTGTAATTCCTGTATTCTTTTTGATAATGCAATTTCTCTTATTTTTGCTTCTTCTGCAGTTAATACTCCAGAATCAACTAAATCATTTAAAGATTCATATTGTTTAATAGCAATATTTAATGGCATATTAGCTACTTCTAGTTCAATTTTAGAAATCTGTGCTTCTAATAATCTACCTTGTAAACCTGCTTGCTTTACAGCAGCTCTATCTGCCATAACTCCTCTATATGCATCAGATATACCACTACCTAATTCACCTAAATCTCTAGCTGAAGCTATAGCACCACCAAGACCTATTAATAGGTCTGCATTATCAGGCGATGTTGCAAATTCTCTAAGTTTAGTTAATCCTTTATCTGAATCTTCTTCTACCTTAGACAAAGCATCTCCTTCATTTGTTTCTACAGGTCCTTTAAATCCAGCAATACCAGATTTTGATGGTTCTAAATTAAAATTAAGTTTATTTTTTCCCATACCTATTGGTATAGTAGCTATATCTTGATTTGCAGCAGGACTCATACCATATTCAACACCTTTATATGTTCCATAACCACCAGCAAGACTACCTGTATATCTTTTAGTATCAAACTGTCTACCATATTTCATTACATCATCAGCAAAACCTAATGATTTAGCTGCATCACCAAGGTCTTGAGCTTTATTTACTCTTTCTAATGTTACAGGTTTACTATACATACTTTTTATTACATTTTTACCTTTTACTGCTTTATTTACAGCATCTACAGCAAGTTTGCCGCCTCTTAATGCCCAACCAACTCCAGGAACAAGAGTTAAACCTAAGAATGCAGCATCAACAGGATTATTTTTTGCCCATTGACCAACATCACTAGCTTTATCAAATAAATATTCACCAGCAGCTTGGAACTTAGTTTTTGGTTTTGGATATGGCAAAGCACCCCCTGCCATATAACCAGTTCTACCACCACCAGCCATCATCTGCATAGGAGAAGGCGGAGCCATGTTACCCATATCACCCGATGGGAAAGCTTGTTGTAAATCAGGTGACTGAGCCATAGCTCCTAAACCAGATGGACTGTCAGAAAATTCTGCTACTAACTCCTCAGCTACAGAAGTTTGTGGCTTAGGTTGTTGTGCTTCATAAGCTTTACGCAAATCTGTTCTTCTTTTTACTTCTTGTATAGCAACAAATGGTGGAAAATTACCTTGACCTTGTGTTGCTTGTATTAACTGTTCATCAGGCATATCTTCTGCCATTTGTGATAGTTCTACTAAATTTGCCATTATGATAATCCCTTATAAAGTCCAAGTCCCTGCAGTCCCATACCTAAAGCTGACTGAAATAATCCTGGTTGTTGTTGATAAGTGCTTACTTGTTGCTGTGGTTGAACAGGCACACCTCTTAGTAATCCACCTAAGAAACCTAATTGATCTCTGGTAAATCCTTGTTGTCTTAAAAAGTCTTGATAACCCATATCTAAAGAAGCTTGTTGCATACCTCTTTGTTGTGAGCCAATACCTTGTAATGCTGCAATTCTTTGCCTTGTATCATCTTGTATATCACGACCAACACCTCTTAAAGCATCTATAGATTCTAAGCCATATTTTTGTGTCATACCATATGCACTTTGAGCAAATTTTTCCTCTGCTTGTCTTGCTGCTTCATTTTGTTGATCAGCAGTTAAACCTAATTTAGCTGCTGCTTGTCTAGCTTTTTCACCTGCATCATAAGCTCTTTGTCTAAATGCTTCTTCTGCTTGTCTTGATTTCTCGCTAACACCAAATTGTTGTAGTCCAAATTGTGCTCCTTTTAATTCAGCAGCTCTCTCTCTTTCAAGTTGTTGTAGTGCTGATTGATAACCAGCTTGACTACCTCTTGCTTGTATATCATCTAACTGTTGTCCTAAATTACGCTCTCTTTCTGCTTGCATTATAGCTTCACGATAGCCACCTAAACCACCTGATCTAGTAGCTGCATCTGCAGTTTTATCACCTAACATTTCTGATTGTCTTAGAGCTTCTCTTTTTTGTATATCTATAACATTTTGTTGATATGGAGACATAAACCTTTGTAGGTTTTCTTCAAAACCTAAAGGCACATATTGCTCACCAACATTACCAGCTCCATACATTGATGTTATATCTCTAGGATCATATGAAGATTGTGTAGTCATTGCATCATATCCAGAACCATATGGTCCACCTAACATAGCTGCTCTTTGTGAAGCTACATCAAACTCAAAAGGTGATCCTGATTGTGCATAACCTCTAGTCATAGCCTGTGATGTTAATTCATCTGGTGAAAAATAAGCTATTCTTTCGCCACCATAAGGTGTATATGGCTGATTAGATTCAGCTTCTCCTCTTTTGAGTAGTCTCTCAAAATAAGGTTGTACATATTCTGGTAAATCAGTCTGAGTTACCCTTGTTTCTGTTGGTGCTGCTGGTGCACTTCTACTTCTACCACCCATTATTTACTATCCTCAAATTCATATTCAAAAAATATTGATGTTTTCTGCCAATTATTTTTTGATTTTATCCAATTCCAAAAACCTTCTCTGCCAACGCCTTCTACGCCATCACAGTCATTGGCTTTTGCCCATTTATATATAACTTCTAAACTTCTGTCTGCCCATTCATTCATTTTTTTACCAGCTACATGATCAATATTTAACATTCTTTTGCCAGTAGGATATTGACTTATTTTAGTAATAGCACAACCTATAATATTTAAAGTTTCTGTATCAAATATAATCCATAAAGAACAAACATTTCTTATGCAATCATAAAATATATCTTTAGTAGTTGCTCTACCATTAGAACGATTACAAGATTTTTGTAAAAACTTTTCACAATCATCCCATACCAAAGTAATTCTATCGCTTGGCATTAATGATATATCAAATTCTTCTTTTATTTTTTCTGCTACTTCATTCATACTGGTAATACTTTATTTGGATTTATACGACCTGCTTGTTTAGTCGTGCCTGTTTTTTCTGTTCTAACTCTATCTAACATAGCATCTAATTGTTTAGAACCAGCATCAGAGCTGCCATCTCCTAACATAGATACAACATCTGCAGGAATAATATACTCATCTTGTGATACAGCAGCAGCAGTTGTATCTGCTCCTATTGACATAGGTAAGTCATCAGCCATGCCACTATTGCCATTGCCTCTAATTAACCCTTCAGTTTGTACATCTAAATTGCCTGCAGCTTGTCTTAGTATTTGATCTCGCAATATCATAAATTGTTCTTGTCCATACTTAACAATAAACTCATTTACAATGTCGCTATTATCAGTTTCTCCTAAAATAAACTGTATAGTTTCTTGTACTATAGGGTCTTGCATCATATCTGTTGATTGACCAGTAGGCATATTTACATCTTGACCTTCTTGATAACCCATTGCTTTTACAGCTTCTCTACCTTTTTCTGTTTTAGCTAAAGCTTTTAATCCTTCATTAGGTAATTCTTTATCGGTATCTCCACCTTCTGCAAACATAGGTGCACTAAACATAGGAGTATTAGTCATAGGTCTAATACCAAATGGTTGCATTGGTGTATTATCTGGTGCTGCTGGTGTAGGTGGTGTAAATACAGGTCCTCTTTCATTAAATGTAGGACTGCCACCTGCAAATACTCTATTATCATTAAAACCACCACCTGGTCCACCTATTGACATTGAAGGTGCTGGTTTAGTTACAGGCATTTCTACAGGTATAGTTACATCTGCTCCACCTTCAATAGGTATAGTAATAGTTTCTGGAGATTGATCGTATATAGTTCCACCCTCTGGTAAAGGTTTAGCAAAATCTATTGGATTAGGTCTAGGCATACTTGGTGGTTTACCACCAAATATATCTTCATCTCCTGGTCCAGTTATTGGTAACTCACTTAGGTTAGGTAAACTAGGTGTGGGCATAGGATCAGGTACTGGTCTATTAATCATTTCAGGATATACAAACTCATCACCAGTATCAACTGGAGAGGGATTAAAAGCTCCACCTTTTGGAGATGGTGCTGGTCCACCAACATTTGGTGGTGGTGTTATTGAGTCTGGTGGTGGTGTAGATATTGGTCCTTCTCCTGGTCCACCTATTGATGGTGGAGCAGGTGGTCTTACTGGTTGTTCAAATATTGGAAATGGCATAGGCTGTTGTACAAATCTAGCATATGGATTTAAAATTTGTTGCATTTGTGGAGTACCATAAAATGTTTGATAAGTTGGAGACTGCATAAATGGATTACCATATCCTGCAAACATAGGTGGTCTACCAAATCTAGGTCCTCTTTCATTAGGTGGTCTACTAAATCTTGGTCCTCTCATTCCATATGAACTAGCAACTGGTCTATTAAATCCTAAATCAGTTGCAGTTGGATTTATATTTTCAAAATATGCAAACTCAGGTTGAAAACCTGGCATAAAACCTCTAGGTATAGTTGTTGGTGCCCTACGAGCAGGTAAATTATACACACCTGTTAAGTTTGGAACAGGATTATAAGGATTAAATCCTACATTAATATTACGACCTCTTTGAAAACCTACTTTACCACCATCAGCCATAGGTATTTGTTCAGGATATCTTTCATACATTAATCTTTTTCTTTCTTCTTCATCAATATCCATTTGAGCTAACATTCTTTCAAATTCTTCTTGTGATTGCATAACACTTGCTGTACCTGCTGCAGTTCCTGCTAACATACCAGTTGGTTCCATTGCAGCTCCTGCTAATGATTGCATACCTGCATCAAGACCTCTATCACCAAACATAGTTCCAAATGATTCACGAGGTGTAAATCCTCTAAAATCACCTGCAGCATTAAATCCAAGCTTAGAGCCTTCTTGTGCAGCTTGTATTGCAGCATCTCTAGCTCCTTGTTCTGCTACTTGTATTGATAAATCTGTTGCTTTAGGTAATGTTGCTGCATCTATTCCTGCTTGTGTTGCTGCATCTGCACCTACTGCAGTTTCTGCTGCACCACTTAAAGCTTTTGTTCCTAATCCTGCTGTAAGACCAGATAGTAATGCTTTAGAACCAGAACCACCTGTTTGTGCATAAGTGGCTAAACCTGCTCCTATTCCAGCCATGGCTCCTGCTGATAAACCTGTTCCAGCTAATAAAGTAGGTGCTAATAAACTTCCTAACATAGGTGCTAAAAAAGGTAAGAAAGCTTCAGGCTGTCCTGTCTCTGGATTTACTGTCAATGGCATAGCAGATGCTAATCCTTTAACTTCTGCAGGATTAACATGAAGTAACATAGAATCGCCAAAACGACCTTGTGCTGCTACGTTCTTAGTTTGTTGTTTTATATCCATCTATCTATCTTCCTCTTTGGTTTCACAGCCAAACATATTAAAACTCATGTCAACTGCACTTGTATAAACTTTTACTACATCTGTTTGATTTAAGGTTATGCCTAAAACAATAGCAAAAGAATCATTTGCTGCTACTGATTTATCATAAAAAAGAAACTGCTTATCATCAGCAGTTGCACCAGCAACATGAACACTTAATCTAAATGTTATTGCTGATCCTGTTCTATTTGCTGCAACTATTGAACTTACTGTTGTTTGTGTCATATCAGGACAGGTATAAAGTGTAGTAGTTGTAGTTGCTGCTGGGTCTACTTGACCTAAAACTTTTAAATTATCAGCCATGTTTCATTCCCATTAATAAAAATTGTTGTCTCTTTATAGCTTTGCTTGATACAACATCTTGCAATCTACTTAATCTACTAACTTCAGTAGCTAAATCCTGTATAGCTTGTTCTGTAATTCTTCTTGATACTGTTTCTTCTGTAGCATCATATTCTTGTCTAGGTATTGGTAATACTATAGTTTTAGGATGTGCCATTATCTTTTACCATCTGGTCTTATATCTAATCTTACATCACCTAATCGCCAACCATAATCATTTGATGAATTAGATACTCTTATTGCACATTGTCTGCTTCTAGCTCTAGTATTAGTAAATGTAGAAGCTGGAGTGACTGAAACAGTTGATAATGTTGATAAATCTTCTAAAGGATAGTTTCTACCTTTTATAGTAATAGTTACATCATCAGTTGTTGATTGCTGATCTCTAAACTGTACATCAGGTATTATACTATTAACTGCTATAAATTTTTCTCCATCTGGGTCTAAATCAAAATCACTTGATTCTATAAATGCAGTAAAATCAGCACCATCATCACCATGACCTATTTCATGTCTATAAATATAATTACTATTGCTTGTGCTACTATTTTTACTTGCAGCTATAGGGTTAGTTAATATTAATGCTTGATCCCAAGCTGTTCTTACAAAATTATCTGATGTTGTACCAATAGACCAAACTTGTTCTAAATAATTATATAAAACATATCTATCTACTTCTGAACTATTTTTTGAAGGATAAAACCACATAATTTCATTAGCACTATCATTTACAGCACCAAATATTTTAAACGCTTGTCCTTGATTAAGATCACTTAAAACATAATCTAAAACTGTGCATGGTAATCTTTGTGCAGAACCTGAGTAAACATAGAATCCACCATTATCCATAAAGTAAACACTATTATTTGCACTAACTGCTGCATTTGGAGATATTAAAGAAGGACCATGTGCAACTTCATTAAAAGAAAAAACAAATGGTGCTCCTACAAACCTCATAGAGATAATACCTGCATCTGTCCAGATAAGTATTTCTTGTCTTGTTTGTAATGCTCCTATAATAATAGAACCCATAGAAAGTTGCACACCACCAGCTTGATTAGTTGCAGTTGGTGTCCAGTCAGTAATACTTTCTGTATCTGAAAATCTTACTAATAAAGGGTCTAAAGTTGATGATCCTACTGGATTACATCCAAAAGTTATAACATGACGATCTACATCAGATACCATTGTTTGTAAAGCTACTGTTGGAACATCGCTTGCTCCACTTAAAGATGTAGCATTTACAGCTCTAGTGCTTGTTCCTGATGATTCATCCCAATAAAATATACCGCCTGCTCTTGGATTTAAAACTGTATCATCTCCAAAATTATCTATAGACCACAATCTAAGCTGATTAGTAAATGATAAAGATGTTGATGATCCCCATGTTCCTGCTCCCCATGTTCCTGCTCCCCAACCTGTAGATTGCACATATGAATCTAAACCAGAATTAAGTTGATATACAGCATCTGCTGCAGAACCACCATTACCAGTATCACTAGAATTTGCAGTAGCAGTTGCAGTAAATGTAAAAGTATTAGCATTTGGAACAGTATCTATTTGATATTCTTGATTTAAAACTGCAGCAGTAATATTACCACCTAAACTTACAGCTTCACTTATAGTAACAAAATCACCTGTTACAGCTCCATGACTGCTATCAGTTGCAGTTATTGTTGTAGAGCCATTAGTAGCTGCAAAAGTAATACCATTTGTTGTTGTAGCTCTTATAGGAGTTACATCAGCATATTGATTACCTTCTAATACATAAAATTTTTGATGTGTTCCAAGAGTAATATAATTAGAACCATCTGCAGCTTTATAGGTATGTATCTTTCTTGATGTGCCAATAAAACTATCAGTACTTTGTTTTTGCCAACCACCTATTCTTTCAGGTCTACCTTTACGAAATCTAACTTTATCTGCATCAAACCAGCCACCTTCATTACTATAGTTGGTGCCTTCTTTATTTATTCCTGGTCTAAATACATATTTTCTTAATGGCATATTTAAACCTCATGCCATTCTTTACCTTCAAATAGTAAAGATTCTGCTAATCTTCTTCGCTCTAAACCTGGCAAGACTACTTTCTCTCCATTAACTCTTGCCTTATTCCATTTACGCATTTGATGTGGAACTTCATCTTTTTTATTTTCGTTTAAAACTCTTAACATAGTGCTACTATTTAGGTTTGTAGGACCTAAGTTATAAGTCCAAGCTACTAAAGCATCAAATTCATTTTGTTCTAATGGCACAGTTACAGCACTATTTACATAAGCACCATAAACTGGTAATTCTTCTTCTAGCCATTTTTCTGCTTGTTCTTGTGTGCAAGTATCTCCTTCTTTTACATCTTTAGTTCGACCAAATGCTATGGTCCATTTTCCTGCACTACATTTATAAGCTTCAAGCTCACAACCTTCAAACTTTTTAATAAGCTGTTTGCCTTCTTCTGATATTTCCATTTTACTCTCCTTTATCGCTTGTGTGAGATGCTCCAAAATAGAATGAAATAATCGCACTTGCTAATCCCCCTAAATATCCTAATACTAGATTTATAAGAGCTTCGCTATTTTGTTCTGGTGGCTGTAGTGTTACTAAAAAAATATAACCTAAAAATCCACCAATAGTAAATAAACCTATAATTCTTGCTGTCCAATCTTTGCTAAACATACCTCTAGCGTGTTGTTTATCTTGTGTTTCTAACTTAAATATATCTACATCTAACTCTTTCATTTGAACTTCAAATTCTTGTTCAGCTTTTTTAAGTTCCATCATTTGTTCTGGTGTAGCACTTTGTAAAGCTTGCTGTATAGATTTTTGATCATTTGATACGCCTAATACTTCTGCTATCTTACCCATAGCCATGCCACCTAAAGGACCACTTAAAGCAGTTCCTATTGTTGGTGCTACTGTACTAACTAAATTTTTTAATATCCCTTTCATAATACTTTCCTACCTTAATGTATATATAGCTAATTTATGTTTTTTGCCTTTTACAGATATTGGTTTTAGTAATTTTAACTTAAAACTACAATGTTTTTTAGTGTTATGACCTATGATTAAATCAACACCTACATCTTTGGTAGCACTTTCAAGTCTAGCTGCTGTATTTACAGCGTCACCTATTGCACTATAATCAAAGCGTGTATCACTTCCCATATTACCTATTATCGCTTCTCCTGAGTTTACCCCTATACCTATGTCTATTCCTAGATTGGCTTGCTCCATATCTGCCTGTATTTTCTGTGCTGCTAATATGGCTTTATTCTCATGCTCTTTTAAATCTATAGGTGCATTAAATATAGCCATCATCGCATCACCTATATACTTATCTACCATACCACCATACTCTTTTACTGCATTAGCTTGTATAGTTAAAGCTCTGTTCATAATATGAGTAACTTCTTCTGGCTCTAGTTTTTCTGACAAACTTGTAAACCCTCTTACAT